TGGATGTATTCTCCTAAGGGTAGCTCCAAGAACATTCTGAAATCAACATATACAGTTGAAGATCCAGAACCAGCTATCATTCCTTGGCAAGAAGGTCTAATTAAGCAGGTGGTTGCGGATGAAGCAAATAAAACTCCTGTTGATAGAATGGGTGCATTCTCTACATCTGAAATTCTCAATTCAGTAGATGAAAAATACCGTGACGGTTATACAATTTCTATTGAATCTGATGATGAACCTGGTAACGGTGACATTGAACGCTATGTTTCTAACAAGGCTAACCAATTGATTATTGCTGCACTTGGTCCTGGTAAATATGGCAATGATGTTGGTATTGCTGTTATTACACCTGTCTGTGCTGACATTAAGGCATTGAATCATCAGAATGCATTCTGTTGGAAATACAGATATGATGATGAAGACAAGGTTGATGATCCTAATACTGACCAAGATACATTAACCTGGACAAAGGTCTATCGTATCAATGTCTATACCAAGAATAAATCACAGACTGCTGACGGTGCATGGGGTACTGGTCTTGACGCACTTGTAAGGGATCCTGTTGAGTCCTGGTTCGTCTCCAATGACCCGACTGCAAAGGACGCTGAGGGTAACTCGCTGTTCGCGCCGAATGTCATTAACGGCAAATCTGAGTACATTTATGTATCTCGTTCTTCTGTAAATGATTCTATGACTGGCGCTGGCACTTATGCTATGCCTGAACAAACATTCTCAATCTATGCTCTTACTGGTGGTGAAAACTCCAAGAAGAATAACGTTGCTGAAAAGACTCAGGCCTTGAAGCTCTATCAAGATCGTCAGAAGGCAGACTTTGATATTCTGTTCAACGTAGAAGCCATTGACACCTTTAATGGTAAACAGCGTTATGCTGCACATCAGCACAAGATCGCTGAAATTGCTGCTTCTAGAACAATGGATATCGGTATGGTTCAGGTTACTTCTAAGGAATCAAAGACCATTAAGAGAATGTTGAGTGAAGGTAAGAACTTCGCATTCAAGAATGGTACTTATATTGCTCCTTATGCTAACTATGATAAGTACTATAACGGTACATTAGCCTCTTGGATCTACTTGCCAAAGTCTGTTGCTGGTGCTTGTGCAGAAGCATTCTGCCAGGTAACTGGTGAACCTTGGATGGCTCCTGCTGGTGTTGCTAAGGGTAGCATTGATTATTCTACTAACCAGTTGAAGAGACTCACCGACGACGAAATTGGTCAGTTGTATATCAACAATATCAACACCTCTCGTCTGTGTGGTGCCTACGGTGAAGTTCTTTGGGGTCAGAAAACTGCTCTGAAGAAAGATTCTGCGTTGAACCGTATTAATGTTCGTTGCTGCTTGAACTACATTGAAAAGCAACTCGAACAAATGATGAATCCGTTCCTCTTCCAGCAGAATACACCTAATACCAGAAGTTCTGCAAAGAATGTCATTGACTCCTTCCTTGACCGTGTTAAGGCTGGTGGTGGTATTCTTGAATATGATACTAGTGTTGAAGAAGATCCTGAGGATCCGCATGTAATGCTGGTTAAGATTCAGATTCGTCCTGCAGAAGCTATTGAATTCATTGATATTACTATTACAGTAACTAGAAGTGCTATCAATGTTTCTGAAGGTTAATCTAATTCAGATATAAAAATAAGGGTGGCTTTTGCCACCCTTTCTTTTTCTTTATTCTTAAGCAAGCCGTCGGAATCTTGCTTGTGTATTTCTTGAGAATAAGTTTGCATTATATTTTATCAATGAAGCGATGCACCCATCAAGAATATAGTTGACACACCAGTCACCATTGTATCTTACACCTCGCCCAAATCCTTGTTCTAGTGCAGCCACACAGTTACCAGCATACCAGTTAGGTATAAGATCTTTCTTTGCCGCAACAAGATTATTTGCTAGTGAGGCATAAGGCAATTTCATGCATATACAAAACCTGCATTTGTCACCATCAAAGTTCAATCCTTCAAGCAAAGTAGGTCCAACAAGAATACCATCTGTGCTTTCATTGAACATGTCTAATGCATAATTCTTTTCTCTAGCATTTGTATAGTTGATAAATCGTTTCTTCAAATCAGGAGGAACATAATCCATCAACTTAACACAGTTTTCATAATTGCCTGTCTGAATAATGCCTTTCTTGCCTTTGAACAAGTTACATATTTCCATTATTTGTTTACAGATAGGCTTTATTGAGAATTCCTTTTCTTTATAGGACATTGGATTTGATTCTGAATAATATATTGGGGATTTAGTAAAATCAAATGTAGAAGGAATATCTAGCCCTTTATATTGTCCTTTCTCACAATGCTTGACACCTATAAGCTCTTTATATAGTTGAAGATCGCCCAAAGTAGCAGACATCAACAATTCACATTTACTTACATCATGAAAATACTTATTAATCATATCGCCTTCATAAGTGCAGTTGATAAGTATTTCATTGTCGCCATCTGTCTTTACTGCAATCTGTGGCCCTAGTTCTTTAACAAGTTCTAAGAAGTCACCAAATTTACAGTTACATTCTCTAGCAAGATTACCAGCAGTCAATTCAGGTCTCAATTTTCTGAACTGTTTTGTCTTTTGTGCTTCTTCTCTAACCTTTTCGTTTATCAGAGCATATTCAGATAACAAACTTGAGTATCTTTGCATTCCAGAAATTATATCACCGTGATTCTTAGCATCTTTTACTTTATTTGCCCATCTGGTTGTTGATTTTGAATCTGGAACCTTCAAGTGATGCTTTCTAGCATAACTATTAAGCGTCTTCATGAATTCTGGTTCTTTCATTGGAATTCTTGGTGCATAGTGAGACTGAATAATGTCATTCAACTTATGCGCCTCATCACAAATTACAAAATCTCTTTCTGGAAATGGGATATCTTCACCCATTATTGTTGGAACATAATTTCGTTGAATTAAATAAAGCTGGTAAGTCATGACAGTAACTGGTGCTGTCATAGCAAGATTTCGCATCTTAATATATTCACATTCTTTAGCACAGCAATATCCAGCTTTATCAGCAGATTCAGCGTCAGCTAAAGTTTTTGTGCTTACCATATTCAAAGCACATTCACCACAAGAAACAATATTGCCATTTCTTTGGCAGATATAATTATCCTTTCCTTTCAAATGACCCCAAGGCAAATTGTATCTTGCAAGATCATTTTCATATTGAGCAAACAAAGAAAGGTCAGAACAAAGAATGTATGATGTTTTCTTATAGTACTCAAAAAGAACGCCTGCCGAAATAATTGCAGTCAGTGATTTTCCTGAACCTGTGGGTGCGTTCATTACTTGTGTCTTTACATTTTCTAAGACACGAGAAACTATCATCACAATAGCTTCTAGTTGATACTTTCTAAATTCAAAATTTGGGTCAAGATATTTCCTGGCCCATTCTGTTGCTTGTGTTGAAAGTAGTTCTTTATCAATTTCCATACGGAAAAATATAACAAATTATTGAAAAATGTCAATAATCCATTTTAAATAAGTTTCTTAACTCAGCATCTTTTCAAGTTCTGATTTTTCTTCAGGTCCTTTCTCATTATTGAAGAAAGTTTCAGTTTCATTTGTCAGTTCAAGTTTGCCTTCAATGAAGTTCTTAATCTGTTCATGCCAATCACAGGAAGTCATGACAGGAACATTCTGTGAAACCCATACCCAGTTCTTCTTTGCTGAAGGCCATTCAAAATCATCAGGCATTCCCATGAACTTCATGAATTCTCTAAGCGTATAACCACGATCTTCCTTAAAATGAACCAGTCTTGCAAGAGTTCTATGGAAAACGGTTGGGATACGAGAATCACCCATATAGAGTGGAGTTACATTATCATAGAATCCCATCTTGCGAGAAAGCTTATCTTTGACATGTTCACAGAATTTCCATTCCTTTTCATTGCAGAAAGGCTTCAATGCGGAAAAATCAAGGTTTTCCCAGAAATTATCCCAGAAACCTCTTTTGCTTGTGGCCAGATATTCCCTCCAGTTA